GGGACATTTCCGATGAAGATTTGAATTGGGTGCTCGGAAGACTTCACTATTTCATTCTTAAAATTATCGAAGATTCTCACGTGGATCCCGATCCAGAAGAAGTTGATTGGGATGCTGTTGGGCTGACTGAATGATAGGAGCGGAGGGACTTGAACCCTCACGGCCGCAGGGCCTCAGGATTTTAAGTCCTGTGTGTCTACCGATTCCACCACGCTCCCAGCTCACCGAGCATAGCGTTAACTAGAAGTGTGTGCAGCATACAGTTTTGACAAGACTGGAATGCCAAAAGTGTTTCATTGCGAGCAAGATCTATTAGTCAACCTCATTGTCTTAAGTCCAAAACTTGCTCGTCGACAATTTAGAAAACATATTTTTGAAAGTTGGGATTGGAAATGTGCCTATTGCGGAAAAGGATTGACCCCTGATACAGCGACAATTGATCACATTCTTCCTAAACACAAGGGCGGTCACAACGTAAGATCTAACATGTGCTGCTGTTGCAATTCCTGTAATAGGGCAAAGGGATCTAGTCTTGTAGAAGACTGGTACACGGAACAGCAACTGTTTTATACAAAAGAAAGGTTTGATAAAATCATGATATGGTTAGAGCAAAAGCCCTATTCCATAAAGTTACCTAGTACAGAAGGCGCTCAGCCTTACATCGATAATGACTCCTACATCAGCTGGATCGCGTCCTAACGAAGAAGACTTTCTAAAAGCTTTTTTAGAGCAGCTTAAAGATCAGCGAGTACCTGGCCCTGGAGACGAAGCTTTGCGTGGTGAAGTTCGTAATGACATGATCGGTAAAATCCAAAGAGGAGTTGTGCAGGTCTGATATGGCTGACCGCAAGAAAGCTAAGAAGTTGGCTAAAGAGCACATGAAGTGCAATAAACCAAAACGAACTCCAGACCACGCGACTAAAAGTCATGTGGTTAAAGCTTGTAAAGACGGCGAAGAAAAGATTATACGTTTCGGCCAACAGGGTGTCAAAGGTGCTGGCAAGAATCCGAAGACAGCTAAGGAAAAAGCCAGAAAAGCGTCCTATTACGCTAGACACAATGCACAAGATTCCAAGCCAGACAAGATGTCAGCACGGTATTGGAGTCATAAAGTGAAGTGGTGATAAAGAAAGCCCGTGCCCGACAACACAGATGAACAAATATTTGACGTCAAGTTAAATGGAGCAGCGCTCAAAATAATTCTGGCTCTTCTCGACAAAGCATATAGAGATTGGCCTGGTGGCGATCCAGAGGAACAGGTTAATCTACAGAGAATGAGGACTGGGTTCTATAAAATTTATATGGAGTGCGTATTCAACATCAGTCCTGATTGATGATCATCGCTTTATCGACATTTTTAGTCCTGACAGGAGCTTCATATTTTGTTAGCTATTTTCTTCTAAAGAAGAATTGGTTGCGCCAAAGCAAGTCAAAACGCAAGAGTCGTGCAGGTCGCTACAAAAAACGCAGGTACAGACGGCATAGTTGATTACGTTGTCAGTCAATTCAGCGCTGGTAAGATGGTTCTAAGGTAAAGGCAAAACATGGATGCATTAGGGCTTCCTGTGGATGTTGAATTTCAAATCCACGCAGCGTCACTAGCGATTCAAGGCATGGACCGAGATGAGCTAGAAGAAGCATTTATTGAAATCCTCCACCAAAAAGCTCTCGATCGGCAGATGTTCTTGGGGATTCTCAAAGATCACGGTATCGATGCCGATATCACATTTAATCTTTCCACCCTGGGCCAACTTTCTTAAATACCATGGCAACTCGTACTGTAAAAGGCACTCTCGACACCTTCGAAGTCGACTCTGGTTCCGATGTGACTTATGAGGGCTCTACTACAGCCAATAGTCGTGGCAGTGACATTCGCGGATTTAAAGTGAATCCCAGCAGCACTGGAGACATCACGGTCACAATTAACAAATCTACAGGTGTCAACTCCGTAGAAATCTTCCAAGAGGATAGCCACTCTGCCGGTAGCGCACCGACAGGATATAAGAAATTTTCCAACATTGCCCAAGCGGGCAAAGGCGGCGGTGCTGTCGGTTTGACTGTCACCAATGCAGCAAAAGATTACATTGTCCTTTTAAAGCTGGACGGTTATTCTGAGGTGAGTTACACCGCCACCGTTGAGGTCCCGTAAGAATAAAAAATCTGATTGGGACGATTATCCGTTCTTAACGGACGTCGGTATTGAGTTAATCAAAAAACATGGTCAGCCCCGTACCGCTATTGGTATGGGGCGTTTTGCTGCCTATAAAGATTTTGGTGAGTCGATCTGGCGTATTGGCTACGGCAGCCATATGGTTGGAAAGAGACGTGTAGCCTTCAATGAGAAACTTACAAAATCTGAGATAGAAACTCAATTGATCGAGGACCTTAAAGAGTTTTCTGACCGAGTTTCTGAATACGTTTTTGTCCCCTTAAACGACAAACGAAAGGGTGCTGTTCTAAGTTTCGCCTGGAGTCTCGGCATCTGCGGATTCAAAAACTCTAAGCTTATTGAGCTCATCAACTCGCATGCAAGCAAGAACTCGATCATCAAGGAGTGGAGCCCGTATATAAACACATATTGGTTGTCAGGTGGCGATCAAATGCGTGATCGCAGGAGAGCTGAGCTCGATACGTATTTTTCAGCCGACAAGGAAATCCCTACATTTGTAAAGCATAAATGTGCAACCAATGTTTGCCTGCTCAATTTGACGGAAAGCTACACTGGAGCACCAAGTCAAGTTAAAGCAGTTGAATACTTAGAGAAAAAAATTAAGAGTTGGGATCCCTCTGGCCAGGCTCTTCGACATTTTTATCGGCTTTGGAGCCAGTCACCAAGCGGTCAAGCGCAGGGATGACATCTGGATCACAGTTCTTGAGCATGTCTATCATGTCAAGAATCTGAAGCTCCTTACTGTAGTTATTTATGAATTCTTCGTACTCCATAGATTTACTTTTCGTTTTCTAATGCCATTTTAAGCAGGATCAGATAACCAATCAGATCCATCACTACATCTTCGTCATCCTCTACGAGCCCAACCCCTTTCATAATCCGATTGAGCTTATCGTCAATGCGGACAAGTATCTGCTCTACAGAGCTGCTTTTACTGAATACACGGATCGGCTCCAATGCTGAATTTCCGTAGCGTTGATTCTTAAAAAGAAGCAGCTCTTTGACGTCGTCACAAATGCTGCTAATTCTTTTTTGTGTATCGTTGAGTGTCATTAGAATAAAACGATGAACAACCAATTAAGACAAGGATACGACGTAGATCAAAGACGTGCAGGCATGTCTACCGCCTCTGACAATACTGCTGCGAAACAGTTTTTACGTCAATTTGCAGCGCTAAAGCGTGCAGACCGACCAGATGTTGAGCAGGAACGTAAGTCTGATGATCGGTTCTTTATGTTTGGCGAAGGGACATTTAAAAATCAGTTTAGGGCTAGGTAATTACCCTGCCGAGAGGACTGAAGACTCTTTCGAAATGGGCTACCTGGTCAAAACCAAACTCCAAGCGCGGTAAGTACACAAAGTAACCCCAGAAGATAGGATCCTTATAAACAAAATATTTACCTCCGTGTATCAGCTGTGCTCTGTCCTTTGGTATGCAGAGAGGATAATCCCATACTTCCGGACAAGTCCTGAGCAGTTCTGGATATGTTGTATAAAACAGCGCCTCAGGTACATTACGCAGTTTCCATTCTTTTAGTAGGCGCCGAAACCATATGACTGATGGGTGCTTCGAGTTAATCCCGCTTCGGGTACTCCACCGCCATGTGCCTCGTTTCTTACTAAACGAGCAACGCCCATATGTTGGCGGAAACAAATAGGTTTTGCCTACCCAAGGTTCCTCAATGTTGAGACCGTCTTCGTCAAGCGTATAGATTTTTTTGGCCTGTAGATACTGTAGATTTGCATCATGCGTGGAGCATGGGTCTAGATCGATATCTCCCAGTAGATCGTGTATATACGGTAAGTAGTCTGCGGGAGTTAGCCAATCTTCAGAAATATGGTGGATTTTGCCGAGAATATTTCTCAGCGACTTCCAACTATTTTTCTTTTTGGTCACAAGGACAAGAAGCTACTACCGGTCGTATCGTGTTTGTAATGAACGAGTGCCAACTCAGTCTCGTCCTGAATCAGGAATAACGATTCTTCGTTCGGATTGATTTGTTCAGCACGACGGATTGCTTTTTGGAGTACATCTGCGATTGATTCTTGATCGCGATTGTCGTCCAATGCTGTGATGAGTGCATCTACGGGCAGGTAGAACATGCTCTCTTTGTCGGGAGCTTTAGGCTTAAAGACGAGCGCTCCGGGTCCTTCGGCGTTGTAGAACTTCCCGTAAAACTCGCACATATCGGCACAGATACGTTCGATGGTCAGCTTGTAGAGGACCTCCTCAGTTTCCCCAGTTGCGCTCAGCATGAGTTTGCTGAGCATCTTGTTTCTACGACTCGTCATATGCGCTCCTGGTCGCTTTATTTTAGCAATCTTTTTCTTTAATTTCTGGTACGGTTTCCTCTTTATGCTTTACGAAATTACTCAGTCCCGACCGCTTGAGTGTTTCCAGCAGTTTTGGCAGAGGTTTGTAGAGCACCACCGCTTTCTGCATATTACCGATCTTCTTAATTAGCTTTCCGTCTTTGTCGCGGAGCTTGGTGAGCTCACCTTGGCGTATGAGGTACTCAGCCACACAACGATAACGACGCTTTTCCGCCAGGTTGATATCGGGGTAGCGATCACAGATCGTACTG